TCAACCGGCAGAACGGCGGACCCGCCCGCGATCTTGCGCGAGTGTCTGCGAGTCGACCTTTGCCCCAGACTTTGCCCCAGATCCAGCCTGAGTATCCGACGTCTGCCCCAAGCCGCCTTCAATCACGGTGAGCTGCGGATACTTCGACAACGCCGCAACGAGCTTCATCCGCGCGGCCGGCGTCTGCTGCACGTACTCCTGCGCCTGGTCGAGGGTGGCGTGTCCGAGGATCTCGGCGATCTGAAACGCGTCTAGCCCGCCCTCGGCTGCACGGGTGGCCCATCCCCGCCGGATCGAGTACGGGCTGCGGCGCGGGACCTTCGCATCCTCGGCCGCATTCCTCATGTGGTAGCCCATCGTGTCGGGGTGCATGATCCGCCCGCGCACGGTCATGAACGTCAGGACACCGCTGCACGGCAGGCCGTCGCTGTGGACGAACCCGCACCCCTTGCTTTCGTCTCTCGCGCCGAGGCGCCGGGCGGCGATCTCGCACGCCAAGTCGGTCAGCGGCACCCACCGCACGTCACCGTCCTTGGGGTACGGGCGGATGATCCCGCGCCGCTTGACGAACGTCTCGGCAACCAGCATCCAACCGCGGTCGAGGTCGATCCGGTCGGAGTGCAACCCGCACAGCTCGCCGGGGCGAACGCCGGTCTCGAGCCCGAACGCCAGGGCATCCCGGTAGTCCTCGCGCAGGTGCGCGCTCATGGCCGCGTTCGACTTCGTCGACAGGTACGGCTTGGGTTTCTTGTGTCGCTTGGGGAGCTTGACCCCGGCGAGCGGCGAGGCTGTGAGTACCTCCTGATCCAACGCTTCCTTAATCGTCACGTTGAATATGCTGAAAATGCGGTGCACGTATCCGGGCGACATGCCAGGGCGAACTTTGAGATCTCCCTCTTGCACCCAATGTTTGGCCGCTTTGTACGTGATATCGCGCAGCGCGATGTCGCCCCATTTTGGGCGGAGGTACTTCTTGACGATGTTTGCCTCAGTTGATGCGGTGTCCGTGTCGTCGAATGTGCGTTTTGTGGCGAGGTGATCCCACCATGCGCCCCACTTTGTGGTGGCCTCCATCGGGACTTCGGAGGGCGCCGCTGCCTTGCGTCGCGCGTCGACTTCCTTCTCGTTGGCGGCTGCCTTTGCCTTCTTTTTCGTATCGTATCGGACGGTTTTCCCGTCGAGGTCCTTTACATACCTCTTGTTGCCCGCGCTGTCGCGGTAGCCGCCACGGAAACCACCTCCGGGGTATGGATCAGCCCAAGCCATTTTTCGACCTCCTGTGTTCTGCGTTGCAAATCCGGGGGAGAACGGCTCGACCGTGGCGCCGCTCTCCCCCAGCGCTAAGCACCGCGGAAACGTCGTTCCAATCGAGCTATCTCAAGGTCGATCGCGTCGCCGCCCTCAGTCTCGGCTCGGTCGATCAGGTCCTGTCGCAGAGCGACGATCACGCTTTGTGTGCACAGGGTCAGAATCGCCGCGAACCAAACGACGGCGACCACCGTGCAATTCAAGATCAGCAGTGGCGCGCTCCACCCGAAGTGGTGGGCGGCAACTGCATGTGCGGTCAGTTCGGCGGTAAGTAACCCGGAGAGCCAGAACAGCATCCGATGTAGCGGGATGGTGGTGGGTTCTGGTAGCGGGCGGTTGTGCATAGTTGTGACCTCCTTCTGCCTGCGGGGGTAACCCGTTTGGCAGAAGGAATTTCGCTAACTGGTGGCGACGCGTTAGAGGTAGGACGAATGTTCGACCTGATTGGCGTAAACCTCACGCAGTAGCGTTCACTCTAACGGCCTATGAATTGACAAAGTTGCTTGCGGAAATCCTCGAAACACCTAGGATGACCAGCCGTTTTAGGTGTTACGGCCGTCCTCGCTGATCGCTGCGGCAGCCTCGGCGGCCTCGGCCTTGATTTGAAACACGGCCTTCAAGTAGTTCAATTGGGCTAGTCGCCCATCCTCTATTCGGATGTGGCGCGCCTCGGCAAGGTGTTCTTCGTCGGACATCTCGAGGGCTCGAGCGCGGAAACTTGCTGACCACTCGTGTGTGCGCCGAGGTTCGCCGGCGGATGGCGTCTCGGGGTCGGGGGTCGGTGGGATCGGACCGCCCTCAAGGATCACCCGCGGGGTGTCTTCATTCCAGTTCGGCAGCGCTCGCCCGACGGCGAACAGAACGGCCTCGGCAACCCCAGGTTTGCCGTTCTCGAGCAACTCGAGGCTTCGTGTGTTGATGCCCTCGTGTTTCTGCGCGAACGTCGTTCGGTACTTGGCGCCAGCAGCCCGCCGGGCGACCGCGACAGCATCGCCAAGTCGGCGCCGTGCTGCCTCTGAGTAGTTCGCCGTGCGCGTCCTGCCGCTGCCCATGCGTGCATCATGCCGCATGCCCCCGCATGACGCACGTCTCTGTGGTCGATGCTTCCACGTCCCATGCCCCTCGAACTCCCTGAGTAAGGTTCGCATGGTTAGGCATCATGCGGCATGGTGGCGCATGATGCAACCCTTTCCATGGATGTCCATGCAGGATCATGCTTGACCAAGCGCGCATGATCGCGCATGATGTGCCGCATGCCCCTCCTAAATGGACAGAGGGTCCGCCACCGGGCGGCGTTGCTCGGTTGGGACCTTCACACCCTCGCGGCCGCGGCCGCACTCCCCGTTCGCGCAGTGCAGAACAGCACGCGGGCGGAACGCCCGCAGACGATGAAGATCACCCGTATCTACGCGCTCGGCCGCGCTCTCGCGCAGCACGGAGAAGACCCGGTCAAGGTCTCGGCTGACATCGTCGCCGACCCCGCCGTCGCCGCCGAGATCCTCGCGAACAACGACGGCGTGCCCGACACGCCGCCCAAGCAGCCGACCCGGACGAACACCGGGCCCACCCGGCGCGAGACCACCGAACAGACCAAGGGCCCCCGCCGGAACCGTGCCGAGGCCGCAGCGTGACCGGCTCCCCGTGGATGACGTTGCAGGAAACCGCGGCCTACCTGCGCATGCACGTCCGGACCATTCAGAAAAAGGCCCTCGAGTACGACCGCTCGAACGGCAAGAGCGGCCTCAAGAACATGCAGCCGTCCGGACCGGACGGAAAGCGGTTGGTGCACATCGACGACGCGAACCGCTGGATGGACAAACAGCCCCCGTCGCGCGGTATCCGCCGGTTCTCCGTCGCTTCCTGACCCCCGCAAGAAAAAGCGCCCGCCTCGCGCATGCAGGCGCGAGACGGGCAGGCCCCGAGGGGCCACGACCAGAGGAGATGCCCTCGTGATCGCAGCGAAGAATACCGCCGCCGGCGGCCGCCATCGTTCGTGTCGTCCCGCGTCGTTCCGGACGTGGTTCCGTCGCGTGACCGGCCGCGCGTTCGTCGTCCCGGCCGAGGCGACCCGGATCCTTCCTGCTGTTGGCGACCTGATCGACCACCCGGACGTGCGGGTGATGCAGCTGCGTGCGCTCGGCGACGTCGAGGTCAGCCTCGACCCGGAGTTCGTCCCGCGTGAGTGCGAGTGGTGCCTCGGGTCGCGCCGCATCACCACCGTGCGGGTGCACGGCGCCCCGGACCCGCACGATCCGCACCGTCCCCTGCTGATGGCCGAGGCGTGCCACCCCTGCGCGCTGCGCCCGTACGGCCCGATCAGGCAGGCCCTGGTCGAACGGATCGACTTCACGCGCCCGGTGCAGCTCGAGGTGTGCCCGTGATCGCGGATCGGTTGAGCGAGGCGCAGCTGCGCGAGGCGCTCGACGTCTTCACGTCCACGCTGCGGCAGGAACGCGATCAGGCCGCGGTACTCGCGAAGGGCGGCGCGTGGCGCGAGGGCGCCCGCGTGGGCGGGCTGTCGTCCGCGCTGTCGCTGCTGTGGCAGCTCACGTGCGGTGAATTCGGAGAGGACCCCGAAGAGCGCACGCGGCAGGTGTTCGGCGAACTCGACCGCACGGTCGCGGCGATCCGCGCCGACCGCGCCGCCGAGGTCGACGGCGAGCGGGGCGGGCAGCGATGACGGTCCGCCTTGACATCCCGCCGCCCCTGCCCCTGTCCCCGTCGCGGCCGGTCCCGGTTCCGCCGCGGCTCGAGGTGCGCGAGTCGTTCGACGGCGTGGTCGCGATCCGTAGCGCGCGCACCGGCTGCCTACGGCGCCCGTGGTCGGTGGTCTACGTCCCGCCCGCTTTCCGCCTCGCCCACGTGATGCAGGCCCTCAGCGACGACCAGGTCGCCGGGTGGGTCCCGCTTGTCCAGGAAGGACTGTCCCGATGATCGACGCCGACGGGGTCACCTACCCCACCCGCGCGCGGCTGGTCGTGCGCAAGCTCGGCCCGACCGGGCGCGCCGAGGCCCGCCCGGTCGGGATCGAGTGGCGCTACGACCGCGCTGACCCGTGGGCGATCACCATGCAGGTGATCGGCACCGAGTACGTGTACCGGTTCGCCCGCGATCTGCTCGACCGCGGCCGGAACGAACCTGTCGGCGCCGACGGTTTCGTGTTCGTGCAGCCGCTGTTGTCGCAGTGGATCGAGGTCACGGTGCGCTGCAACTGCGGCACGGGCACGTGCACGTCGGTTGCGCTGTTCTCGTTCAATCACGCCGAGATCGACAACGTGCTCGACGTGACCGAGCAGCTTGTGCCGCTCGGCGCCGAGGCCGACCAAGTCGACCCGGCCGCGGTCGACGTCGAACTCGCCCGGATCGTGCTGGGCGGCCAGTGAGCACACGTTCGCACCTGTCGGTGGCGGGCGGCGACGGCGAGCGCCGTCCCGCCCGCCGCCGCAAGACCGACACCGCGGTCACGTCCGGCTACGACTACCCGCGCAACCCGCTGTTGCAGTACACGCCGGGCCCGGACAACACGAACTGCCCCGCGTGCGCGTGGCTCAAGCTCGAGGCGTGCCCGCATCACCTCGCGTGGCAGGCCGCGGCCGACTACTACGGCCATCCCGCCGAGACGGCACCGGATCCGACGGACTACCCGACCAGCCCGCCCGCGTTCGAGGTCGACCAGCCGCTGCTACTGCGCGGCACCTTGCACTGCGTCGTCGCCCGTCGCGAGTGGACGGCCGTCGGCTGGGTGTACCTGGTCGCGCTCCACCCGCGCGGCACTCCCGCCTCGGCCCGCGAAGTCGAGTTCACCGCGCTCCCGCCCGGTGAGGACCACGACACCATGAAGGGAACGCGCACATGAGTGTGAGCTTGTCCGGCAAGTTGCCTAAGGACGACAAGAACGGCCTCGGCAGGATCTCCGCGACGCTGGTCGAGGACTCGGCGAGCACGCACCTGATCGTCGCCGTTGTCAACTGCGCGACGGTCACGACCAACATGGACACCGGCGAGGTGATCCCGACCGCGCGCATTGTCGCGGTCGAGGCGTTCCCCGGCTCGAGCGCGGACGCGAAGCAGTTGCGCCGGGTGTGGCGCGAGGCGTACGAGCAGCGGACCGGGCAGCAGCAGGCGTTGCCGTTCGAGAAGACCGTGACCGCCCCGGCCGACGCCGCCGGCGACTTGCTGCGTGACGGCGCCGGGGTCGTTGTCACGTTCCCCGGCCCGAACTCGAGCAGGACACCCGACGAGGTCGACCTGATCTGTCAGGCCGCCGATCTGGTGATCACGGCGAACCTCGCCTCGGTGTCCATGCTCGCCCGGAAGCTGCGCATCGGGCGCGAGGCCGCCGAACGGCTCATGCAGGAGCTACGGCGCCGGGGCGTGGTCGGCGACGCCGAGGGCAGCAAGGAACCGCCGGTGATCGTCGAGGCGGCCGACCTGCCCGCGATCGTCGAGGCGATCCGCGGCCCGCGCGCCGACGAGGACCAGGCCGACGACGCCACCGATCCGGACCAGACGTGACCGGCGCGCCCCGCACGGCCGAGGACCTCCCGGCCGTGATCCGGCAGGCCACCGCGCAGTGGGCCCGCCGCCACAACGCCGAGGTGCCGCTGCCCGACTTCGCGGTCTACCTCGCCGACGCCGTGCAGCACCGGGTGATCGACCCGACGTTCGCCGACTGCCGCACCTACCTCGCCGAACTCGAGGTCGACAACGCGCTGTTGGCCGACGAAACCGCCCGCCTCGGCGAGGCCCTCAAAGCGCAGACCCTCGCCGCCGAGACCGCCGTCGCCGAACTCGAGCAGTACCGCCAGACCACCCCCGAACTCGACGAGAGGACACGAGCATGACCACCGCCCCGAAACTGTCCAGTTTGGACGGATCGCGCGGGCTGCGCGAGACGTTCGCCCGCGCCATGTACGAGCGCAACGTGCCCGGCGCCCGCTGGGACGACATCGTCAACGACGGCCCGCAACGCGTGGTGAAGCTGTACAGGGGCGCCGCCGCGGCCGCGGTCGACGTCTGGGGCGACAGCATGGCGCAGACCGTCACCGCCCTGGTAAAGCTCACCAACGAGACCAAGGCCGCGCAAGCGCAGTTGCTCGCCGCCGACGGGCTGCTCGAGACCGTGTTCGACTACCTCGCCACCGGCGAGCGCGGCCACCCCGGCGAGGCCGCCCGCCGTACCGGCTGGATCGCGCAGCGCCGGATCGACGAACTCGGCGAGCGGCTGCGCGCGTGGCGCGCATCGTGGGCGCCGACCGAATCGGTGGTGTCCTAATGGGACTGAACGTCACCGAGGCGAACGCCGCCAACGCCGTGCTTCGGTACGCGATCGCCTTGCAGGCGGATGAACGCGGCGGCCGGTTCGGGCGCGGCGGCCGCGGTCATGCCACGGCAGGGGGCGAGTGATGGCCGACCAGGACGACCGCGCCCACGTGGTCGACACCGCCGCCGTGTTCCTGCGCGCGGCCGCGGCCGACTCGCTGGAGGCCGCCGACGTCGTGGTGCGCGAGTACCTCGGCGAGGGCGACCCGATCGACCGCTACGGGAAGTTGTGGGCGCTGATCTCCATCGGCCTGGTGGTGGTCGGCGAGACGTTGCGCGCGCTGATGAACCCGCCCGGCCCGGTCACGCTCGAGGCCGAGGTCGCGCCGGATCCGGTCGAGATCACCGCCATGCAGGCGATCACCGCGCAGGTGAACCTCGACCCCGAGGCCGCGCAGGACGTCGTCACCGGCCACGTGGCCGCCGAGGGGCTCGACGGGCTGGTCGCGCTGCTGCCCGTGCTGCTCGACGTCTACCGCCTCAACGCGATTTGGGGAACGGAGACCGCGTCATGACGGTCGAGGAGCTGCTGCGCGCGTGGCGCGAGGACATCGACAGTGCCCCGTTTCCCGACTTCGCCGAACTCGGCGCCCGCCCTGATCCCTCGAGCGGACGCTGACCGGGCGGGGCCGGAGTCGCTACGGCGACCCGGCCCCGCTTTCCAACTGGGACAAGGAGAAACCCCCGTGATCCACCGGCACGACCCCGCCGACCCGGCGCCCGCACGGCGCCGGGTTTCCGCGCGTATTCCGGGCGGTGCCTCATGCCGTGGCTGAGGCTTAACGACGTCGGTTACGACGACCCGCAAGTGCACGCCGTCGGCAATAGCGCTTACGGCGCCTTGACGCGCCTCAAGCAGTACGCGAGTGCGCAGCGCACCGACGGGTGGGTGCCGACCCTCAAGACGCGTCAGATCGCCACCCGGCGCGAACTGCGGGCCCTGCTCGACGTTCGCCTCGGCGACGGCCCGCCGATGATCCACCGGCCCGGCGACGAATGCCGATGCCTCGAGGGAAAGAAGTGGAACGAGGGTCTCGGCGGGTACTGGATTCACGCGTTCCTCGACGAGAACCCCTCACGGGCTGAGAACGACGTGCACCGCGCCAAGACGCGCGAACTCAAGGACAAGGAACTCAGGGCTGCGGTCAAGGCCCGTGACGGCATGTTCTGTCGGTACTGCGGCATCACCGTGAAGTGGGCCGACCGCAAGACCCCCAACGGTGGCGTGCTCGACCACGTCGATCCGAAGATCGCCGCCGGTGCCGAGAACCTGGTCGTGGCGTGCCGCGGCTGCAACGGCCGCAAGAAGGACTGCACCCCGGAGGCCGCCGGGCTGATCCTGCTGCCCCCGCCGAACCTCGTCGCGATCAACGCCGAATCAACGCCGGATCAAGCGCCGATCACCGGCCGATCACCGGATCGACCAGAAACCGACCCGGATCCCGCGCAGAACACCATCTCGACCGGAAACCAGGCCCCACCAGGGGAATCCGGCAACAACACCAGGCTCGACCCTGCCCAAAACCAGCCGCAGAACCCCATGATCACCGACGGAATCACCGGCCCGATGACTACCGGGACGGGTAGGGGACGGGACGGGGTAGCTCCCCTGACTGACCCCTTCCCTTACCGGGACCGCGTAGGCGACGCAGGACCCACCGGCCACCGCCCCACCGTGGGCCCCGCCGACACACCCCGCGACCAACTCAGCCCCAACCCCTACACCCGCACCGCCACCCCGCCACCGAGACCGCCGGGACATCCCCGGTGACCCGCTACCGGGGACAGTTCTCCGACCGGGAACTCGAGGCCCTCGCCGCGCGCGAACTCCTCGAGCGTGAGCGCGAACTCGCCCTCGCCGTCGACTGCCCCGAATGCGACCAGCCCGCCGGCCACCCGTGCCTCACCCCCGACGGCCGACCCCTGCTCGCCCCCGCCCACTGGAAACGGATTCGGGCGGCCGACCACCACCGACAGGAGCGTGACCCCCGATGACCGCCAAACCCGAACGCCCCGGCCCGGCCGACGTCGTCGACTTCATCGAGACCGTGGTCGGTGTCGACCTCGAGCCGTGGCAGCGCCGTTTCGCCGAGGCGCAGTTCGCCCACGCGAGAGCGGTCGACGAGATCGCGCGGACGACGCTCGCCGCCATCGTGCCCGGAGTCGCGGCCGCCGCCGTCCACATCGGCCGGTCGTTCGCCGCGCTCGCCGAGGCAGTGCAGGGCGCAGCGCCCGCGTTCGCCGAGGCAGTGCAGGGCGCAGCGCCCGCGTTCGCCGTCCTCGACGAGATCGCCGCCCGCGACGACCGGTTCGCGGCCGCGCTCGACCACATCCGTACCCGCAACACCGGACCCGCCCGGCAGCCTCGGCCGCCGCGCACGATCAACGCGAGGGGAACCCGCCCGTGAACGACCTGACCAACCCGAAGAACTTGCGGCAGTGGCAGGACGAACTGGCCTCGCTCGCCGCCAAGCTCACCGACCCGATCACCCTCAAGGTGATCCGCGACGACCTGACGACCACGACGCACACCAAACCGGGATTGCTCGAGCAGCTGCGCCAAGCGCACGCGCACGGGGGCGAGACCGGCAAGGCATCGGGCAGCTCGCCCGGCGCCCCGATCCGGGTCGCCGCGGCCGACTTGCAGCGCAACCTCGACCGCGAGGCCGCGACGCTCCACTTCAACACCTTGGTGCAGGACGCTGACGTCGTGTCCCGGATCCGCGCGGCCGCCGGCATCGCCGGGCGCTGGGCCGACGTCCACCGGGTCGCAAACGCCGTGCTCGAGCTGCGGTACATGGTGGAGCGGATCGAGGAGCTGCTCGACCCGCCGCGACGGCTGCACATCGCCGCGGCCTGCCCCGCGTGCGGGCAGGGCATGGTGTGGCGCCTCGACCCGAGTACCGGCGAACTGGTCCAGGCCCCGGCGCTCGCCCTCGACGCCCGCACCGGCTGCACCTGCCTCGGATGCGGGCAGGTGTGGGGCCCGGAAAACCTCGAGTTCCTACAGGGCGTGCTCACTGTGGAGCAGACACAGCGGCCGCGGCTGCGCAGCAGCGCCGAGGGCAACGGGCACCGCTCCGAGGTCCCGCTCACCCACACCGGCGACCCGGACCGTAACGACGACCAGGCGGCCGCGCGATCTGCTGGAGTGAACTCCGACCAGCGAGGGGGAGCACGTCCATGACGAATGAGTACGAGTACTACGCACGTTCGACCGGCGACTGCGGGCACCCGCAGAACGGCAATGGCAACTGCTTCGAGCCCGGTTGCCCACACTCGAACAGCCGGCGGCACCACCCGCACGCCGGGCAGCCCGTCGACGAGGTGGCCGAGTTCGTGCGGGCTCGCCTCATCGCCAGTAAAGAGGCCGCGCAGGACCAGCCCGGCCACGTTGCGGCGCGCGAGGTGCGCCGGGTCGACGGGCTGCTGCAACTGCTCGAGGTGTGGGAGTCCAACCGGGATCTCGGCGACCGGCCGCACCCACTCGAGCTGCGGTTACCCTCGCTGCTCGCCGTCGAATTCGTCGAGGATCCCGACCGCGAGGTCGACCCGGTGCTCGACCTGCCTTACGACGAGCAGCAGGCCGTCACCAACGCTCTGGAAGAGATCGGCCGGACCGTGGCGCGGCTGCTCGCCGACGTCCCCGCCGACAACCGGCGGGTACAGGCGCTCATCAATCGCGCCATGGCGTCCTCGTCGGACACGTTCACCGCGCTCGAGGCGATCGCCGCCGCGTGCCCCGACCTGCCGCGCGCAGGCAACACGCGTTAAACCGAACCCCTGTTCGACTAACCGGTGATCGTTCTGCATACTGGGGGCACTTAGGCGAAGTGTGCCCGGACACGGCACCGAGTGAAGCCCCGACCCGAACAGGTCGGGGCTTCTCTCGTCTCGCCGCCCTCATGAGCTCTACGTCATGGCTGATGTGGACGCGCCGTCGCCGCCGGGCTGCTGTTCGGACTCCACATGTCCGAGGCCCGGCCCAACACTTCGGGGCGGGGGAATGGCCTCGGCGAACGGGCGCCCGTGGCGCCGGGTCACTGCGCAGCTGCGCGAACTTGCGGCCGCATCCGGTGCCGCGTGCGGGTTGTGTGGGCACCGGATCGACCTCGGCCTGCCCGCCGGGCACAAGTGGTCGTTCACCGCGGACCACATCGTGCCGCGGAGCAAGGGCGGCCCGGACACCCTCGACAACGCGCGGCCCGCGCATCGCAGCTGCAATTCGAGCCGCGGCAACCGGGCACGCGAAGCGCCGATGCCGACATCGCGAAGGTGGTGACCATGCGCCGGGTAGTGGTGATCGCGGGCCCGATCTGCGCGGGCAAGACCACGCTCGCCCACAAGCTCGCCGAGGAGCAGGGCGGGCGGGTGCTTGACCGTGACGAGATCGCCCGCGTGATGGGCAGCCCGCGCAAGTGGCTGCACAGCAAGACCTACAGCCAACGGGCCGAACAGGTGATGCGCCTCGAGCTGGACCGGATCGCCAAGTCGCGCGACGACATCGTATTCGTGGTGCGGTCCCTGCCCGTGGCAGCACAGCGCGCCGCGCTGGTCGAGAGACTGCGAGCCGAGTTGATCCTGCTGGATCCCGGCCGCGACGAATGCGTGCGCCGCGCACGAGGTGACCGCCGGCCACCGGGCAGCGTGCCCGCTATCCACCGGTGGTACGCCCGGTACCTGCCCGGAGTCGAACCGCCGATCGAGGAGCAGTTCGCAACCTCGCGTGACTGGTGACCACCGTCCGCATGCGACACAGCCTCGCTCATCGATGCGCACCGCGCTGACCTGGGGTTTTTAGACGCGGACGCACGGGAGACCCCGCGCCCACCATCCCTGAATTTCTCCCCGGCAGGACAACACAGGGCGGAGGGTGATCACATTGACGGCCGAACGGATCACGACGATCAGCGATGTGATCGCCGACGAGATCAAGGCGACGCGCAAGCGCGCCGGGCTCACGCGCGGCGAGTTCGCCGCGGCCGCATGGGAGCGCGGCGCGCCGGAGTCGTTCAGTGCCGCCGTGGTCGGCTACATCGAGACCGGCCGCCCGGACAAGGAAGGCCGCCGGCGGCGAGAGGTCACGGTCGACGAACTGCGCTTCATCGCCGCCGCCGCCGGAACGACCGGGCTCGGTCTCCTCGGCGAGCACGCCGCACTGCTCGGCGGCGACGAGCCACCGGAGTGCCCGCGCTGCGCCGCGGAAACGGGCACGCTCGAGCGGCAGGTGCGCGAGGACATCGCCGCACTCGGCGACCTCGCCGACACCGAACCGGCGCTCGCCGAACTCGCCTACGCCCTCGCGGCCGCGGTCGACCGCGGCGCCGACGAATCCCCGATACCGCCGCTCGCGAAAGAGTTGCGCGCGACGCTCAAGGCGCTGACCGACGCCGTAGCCGTCCGCACGGCGCCGGATGACGACGACGAGTTCGGCGACCTCGACGACCCGGAGTAGCACCGAGGGGAGGTCCTCGCGTGCCCCTGTCCGAAGAGGACCGAACAGAAGCCCTCAAAGCGCAGCTGCTCGACGTGTACGGGCTGCGGTGTGTTCCCCGGTGGGGGACGCCGCGCGACCTGTCACGGAAGACGTACGGGCCCAAGGTGGCGCGGATCGCCGAGGCGTTCGGAACGCCGTTTATGCCCTGGCAGCGGTACGTCGCCGACGTCGCGCTCGAGGTCGACCCCGTCACCGGACGTCTGGCCTACCGCGACATCCTGCTCATGGTGCCCCGGCAGTCGGGCAAGACCACGCTTCTGCTCGCCAAGATGGTGTGGCGAGCGAACGCATGGGCACGGCAGAACATCCTCTACGCGGCACAGACCCGCAACTCAGCCCGCAAGAAGTGGGAAGAGGAGCACGTCGCCGCCATCGACGCCGCGGCCCGGTTCGCCGGGCGCTACACCGTGCACAAGGCCAACGGCAACGAGGCGATCCGGTGGCGCAACCGCAGTCGTCACGGGATCACCTCGAACACCGAGACGGCCGGCCACGGTGAGACGTTGGACGACGGCACGATCGACGAGGCGTTCGCGCACGAGGACGGCCGGATGGAACAGGCGTTCTCTCCGGCGATGATCACTCGCCCGCAACCTCAGCAGTGGGTGGTGTCCACCGCGGGCACCCTCGCGAAGTCGCACTTCCTCAACGGCAAGCGCAAGCGCGGCCGCGCGATCATCGAGAGCGGCCTGCCGTCCACGTTCGCCGTGTTCGACTGGACCGTCGGTGACCGCTACGACCGCGACGACCCGGCGACCTGGTGGTCGTGCATGCCCGCGCTCGGCCACACCGTCACCGAGGCCGCCGTGCGTTCGGAGCGGGAAAAGATGGAGGCGGCCGAATTCGACCGCGCCTATCTCAACGTCACGAAAACCGTGGTCGTCGCCGACGACCCGAACGTGCCCACCAAGTGGTGGGCGGACCGGCACGACGCGCGATCTTCGGCGGCCGACATCACGCTCGCGGTCGATATCACACCGGACCGACAGAAAACCGCGATCATGGCTTACGGGCGCCGCCCGGACGGCCGCGGGCACGTCGAGATCATCGAGAACCGCGACGGCACCGACGGCGTGGTCGAACGGCTTATCGAGCTGCGTGACCGGCACAACCCGATCGCCCTCGGCCTCGACGTCGCAGGGCCCGCCGGGTCGCTGCTGGTCCCGCTCAACAAAGCCGGATTCAAGGTCCCCGACGACCCGACGAAACCGGAGCGTGGGCAACTCGCGATCCCGACCACGCGGGAAGTCGCCGCCGCGTGCGGCGCGTTCGCCGACGCAGTGGAGCACGACCACCTGCGCCACCTCAACCAACGACCGCTCAACGAAGCGTTGGCCGGCGCCCGAACCCGTCCTCTCGGCGACGCGTGGGCATGGGCCCGCCGCACGAGCGACTCGAATATCGCGCCGCTAGTGGGCGGGACCGTCGCCCGCTGGGCGCACGAAAGCCGCGCGCACCTGATCGTCGATGACTACGACCCGGTGGGGAACTTCTGGTGAAAGGGGACATCCCGTGACGAAGCTGCGCACCGCCTACCGCGCCGCCGCCGGTGCCGTGGCGACGTTCGCCGGGCACACCGTCCGCAGTGGACCCGGCATCGGCGCCGGGGTGTGTTTCGTGCTCGCCGGGTGGCTGGTCGCGGTTCCGCTTGGTCTCGCGATCGCCGGGGCGTTCCTGCTGTGGGCGGATTGGCGGATCCGGTGAGCCTCTGGTTTCGCAGCGCCAAACCCGAACAGCGGCCACAGATCTACTCGCCTGCGCCGTATCCGGTGCTTGCGCCGGGATCGTATGCCGATGTTGATCTGTCCTCGGCCGAGAGTGCGCTGCAATCGATCGCCGTGCACAGCGCGGTCGACCTGATCGCCTCGCTGTGTTCGGAACTGCCGGTCGAGGTCTACGCCGGTGAGGGCCCTGACCGGCGCAAGCTCACGACGCCGGGCAACCTCAAGGATCCATCGGGCGAGGGGCAGGGGCTCGAGGACTGGGCCTATCAGCTTGTCGAGTCGTGGCTGCTGCGCGGCAACGCGTTCGGGGACATCCTTGATGGCACGGTGGCGCAGCCGCGGCAGGTGCTGTTGCAGCACCCCGACGACGTCACCGGCTGGATCGAGGACGGCACGCCGGTGTGGAACGTCCGCGGCCGCCAGGTCGACGCCGCCCGGTGGATGCACCGGCGGGTGATGCCGGTCGCCGGGCGGGTGCTCGGCGTCTCGCCGATCCAGTTCCACGCGTCCACGGTCGGGCTGTCGATCACGTCGGTGAAGTTCGGCGAATCGTGGTTCCGTGACGGCGCGCACCCCTCGGCGCTGCTGACCAACGAGGAAGCGTCGATCAACGAACAGCAGGCGCGCGACGTCAAGAACCGGTTCCTCGCCGCGCTGCGCGGCAACCGCGAACCCGTGGTGATGGGCAAGGGCTGGAAGTACCAGGCGATCCAGATCAGCCCGGAGGAATCGCAGTTCCTCGCGACGCAGGGCTACACCGAAGCGCAGTGCGCCCGGATGTTCGGGCCCGGTATCGCCGAGGTGCTCGGCTACGAATCCGGCGGGTCGCTGACCTACACGAACGTGGAGTCGCGTTCGGCGCACCTGTTGGTGCTCACCATCAACAAGTGGTTGCGGCGTCTCGAGCGAGCACTGACCGCGCTGCTTCCCGCGCCGCAGTATGCCGTGATCCCTCGTGAGGGGATCTTGCAGGCGACCACGTTGGACAAGTACCGGGCGCATGAGTCCGCGCTGCGCAACCGGTGGAAGACCGTCAACGAGATCAGGCAGGGCGAGAACCTGCGCCCCGTGCCGTGGGGCGATAAGCCGAACACGGCCGGAACCGGTGCCCCGCAGGGGAAGACCGGCGACACCGGCGACGACACCGACAACAAGGAGGACGGCACCCCGTGAACATCCTGACCGTGCCCGACCTCGACCTCGTGCGCGCGGTGCCGACCTGTGTCCGGGCCGACCGCGCCGAGGCCGAGGCAGGCGTCATGCCCACGATGGTCGTGCGGTTCTCCGCGTTCGATCGCTGGTACGAAATCGATTCGTGGTGGGAGGGCCGGTTTCTGGAGCGGACCGCCCGCGGCGCGTTCACCAAAACGATCAGCGAGAACCGCGCCAACATCAAGGTGCTCTACGACCACGGGTTCGACTACCAGATCGGGAACAAGGTTCTCGGCACGATCGAGGATCTGCGCGAGGACCCCGATTCCCCGGTCGGCGAGGTCCCGCTGTTCGACACGTCCTATAACCGTGACCTTCTGCCGGGCATCGAGGCGGGCGCCTACGGCTCGAGCTTCCGCATGCGGGTGATCAAGGACGAGTGGAACGACGACCCCGGCCGCAGTGACCACAACCCGGACGGGATCCCGGAACGCACCATCAAAGAGGTGCGGCTGTTCGAGTTCGGGCCCGTCACGTGGCCGGCCAATCCGGACGCCACCGCCGGTGTCCGCGGCCTGACCGACACCTATTACGAGCGGCTGCGCTCGCGCGACCCGAACGCGGTCGACGACCTGCGTAGCCGGATCCAGACCCACCGCACTCCCGCCGACCGGGCAGCCGCCGAGGGCACTGCCCGCCGACAGGGAGCCGCATCCGACACCGACGAGCCGGCCGCGCGCCACTCGAGCGGGCTCACGCACGCCGCACGGCGTGCGCGCCTTTACCCCTACTTGGAAAGGAAACCGTCGTGACGCTCGAGGAAATGCGCGCACGGCTCGAGGCGATCGAGACCGAGCGGCGAGAGCTGCATACCAGCGCGGGCGAGAACGCGCTGACCGACGAGCAGCAGACCCGATGGGATGCGCTCGACACCGAGGAGACCGGGCTGCGCTCGGACGTCCGCGCGGCCGAGACCGCCGCCCGCGAAGCGGCCGAGGCCGAGACCCGGTCGGCGCGGGTGGCCGAATCCCGCGCCCGCTACGGCGCGCGGATGGGCAGCACCGACGATCCGCTCGGCGAGCCGGACGCGTTGCGCGGCACGTTCCGTGGCAACCCGTGGGACCTCAACGCGGTCACCCGGTCGCTGTACCAGGAGACCCCGGAGCGTGGCGGGGCTGACCTCGCCGCCCGTGCGATGGCCGCTGTGGAGCATTGCCGCGGTGTGAACGACGCGTCGAAGCAGCGGATCACGCAGCTGCTCGAGGGATCCGACTTCACTGACGACGAGGAAGAGGGCCGGTCGGCGCGCAAGGTCGCCGCGCAGATCATCGCCACGTCGTCCCCGGAGTACATGCGCGCGTGGTCCAAGGCGTTCAAGACCGGCATGCGCAACGGGCACCCGGACGTCGAGGCGCTCGCCGTGTTGCAGCGCGCCGCGTCGCTGACCGACGCCGCCGGCGGTTACGCCGTCCCGTTGCCGGTCGACCCGACGCTGATCCTGAACAGCGACGGAACGGTGTCCCCCATCCGGGAGATCGCGACGAATCGCACGATCGTCACGGACAAGCTGCGCAGCGTCAACGCGACTGCGGTCACGGCGTCCTACGACCTCGAGGCGGCCGAGGTGTCCGACGACGCCCCGACGTACGCGAACCGCGACATCGATATGCACATGGCACGGGCGTTCATTCCGCACTCGATCGAGATCGGGATGGATTACCCGAACTTCACGCAGGACGTCGCGTTCCTGCTCGCCACCGCCAAGAAGGACCTCGAGAACAACAAGTTCGTGCTCGGCAACGGCACCACGGAACCGCGCGGCATCGTGACCGCGCTGACCGGGACCGCGTTCGAGCTGACTTCCACCACCGCGGACACCTTCGCGATGGCGGACGTGTACAAGGTCGACGACGACCTGCCGGAGAACTTCGCCGACACCGCATCGTGGATCGGCAACAAGAAGATCTTTTCGGCGATCCGGCAGGCGGGCGGGGCGAACCTGGATGACTTCTGGGCGAACGCTCGCGAAGGTCTCCCGGCGCGGCTGCTGGATCACCCGCTCTACCGCACGTCGGCGATGGATGGCGTGATCAACGCGACGCAGGAGAACCGCGTTCTCGTGCTCGGCGACTTCCGGTTCTTCTGGGTGGTCGACCGGGTCGGGTTCTCCATCGAGCTGATCCCGCACCTGTTCCACACCGGCAACAACCGGCCGTCGGGGCAGCGCGGTGTGTTCGCCTACTGGCGCAACGGATCCGACTCCGTGCTCGACCGCGCGTTCCGGATGCTCAACGTCACCTGATCCACCCGTACCCGCGCCGAGGGCGCCCGCTGTCCCGTGTGGACGCTGGGCGCCCTCGGCCGTTTCACCGGAAGGGAAGGCCGTTTCATGGCGCCACAGAAGTACTTGCGAGCGACCACCGGTTTCCTGCTGCCCGACCACACGATCGTGAAGAAGGGGCAGACCGTCGCCGCCGACGACCGTGTCGTGAAGGGACGCGAGGAGCTGTTCGCGCCGCTCGAGGACACCGTCGAGATGCTCACCCGCGCGCCGGGCGAACAGCGGCTCAACGCGCAGCGACCCGACACCGTCGTGATGGCGGCCGCGCCCGCCTCGCGCCGCGCTCGCCGGGCAGCGCGCAAGGCCGCGGACAAGGCCGAGACACCCCCGGCCGCCACCGGCACGCCGCCGGCCGTCGACGAGCAGGACAACGCCGCGGCCACGGTCGAGGACCATGGCGACGGCGCGGCCGCCGTCGAGGACCAGGCGGCCGCCGACGGCGACGCGACCGGGGACTGACCAGGGATGGTCGTCACCGAATACGCCACCTTGGCGCCGCTCAAGCACGCGCTCAACATCCCGGAGAGCGACACCGCCGAGGACGACGCGTTGAACCGGGTGCTCGTCTCGGCATCGCGCGGTATCGACAGGTCGACCGGCCGCCGCTTCTACCGCGACGACGCCGCTACAGCCAAGGTGTTCCCGGTGCGGGGGCGGACGTTGTTCGCCCCCGAGGGTTTCCTGCTGATGCTCGACGACGTCGCGACCACCGCCGGGCTGGTCGTCGAGGCGGGCACCGCCTCGGGCGGCTACACGTCGGTGGTCGGCTATGAGCCGTACCCGCTCGACCCCGATCCCGGTTGGCCGGTCGACGGGCTGCTGCGGGACCGCATGTGGCCGCAAGGCCCGATGGCGCGCGTGCGGGTCACCGCCGTGTGGGGATGGCCGGAGGTTCCCGACGACATCGAGCAGGCCACGTTGCTACTCGCCGCGCGGCTGCACCGGCGCAAGGACTCGCCGGAAGGAATCGCCGGGTCCGCCGAGTGGGGACTGATCCGGGTCAGCCGCACCGACCCGGACGTCGGCGCGCTCATCGCCCCGTTCATCCGTCCCGGAATCGCGTAGAGAGGGGGACGGGTGGACATCTCCGCAGTGAAGGCCGCGGCCGCCGCCGCGGTCGACCAGATCGACGGGCTGCGCTGCTTCCCGTTCGTCCCGGACGCGATCAGCCCGCCGGCCTTTTTCGTCGCCGAGGTCGAGGTCGAGTACGACGCCACGTTCGGCCGCGGCATGGACACCGTCTACCTGACCTGTCGTCTGTTGGTGTCGCACGCGACCGACCGCACCGGGCAGGAGCAACTCGACGGCTACCTGCGCGGCGCGGGCCCGCGTTCGGTCAAGACCGTGCTCGAGGCTGACCCGTCGCTCGGCGGGGTGTGCGACGCCGTGCGGGTCCAGCGGGTATCGGGCTACGGCCTGTACGAGCACAACGGAAACCAGTTCTACGGCGCCGAGTGGCGCGTGCTGATCATCGGGCGGGGGGACTGAACGTGTCGCATTTCGTGCTGCTCAACTGCCGGTTGTTCACCGGCGGCGCCGACCTCACCGGCTCGGCGAACAAGCTCGAGCTGTCCGCCGAGGTGTCCGACGAGGAGCGGACGAACTTCGGTTCCGGGGGATGGAAAGAGGTCATCGGCGGACTGCGCGAGACCGAACTGTCGGGCGGGGGACAGTGGGAGGCGGGCGACCCCGGACGGGTCGACGATGCCCGGTGGGCCGAACTCGGCGGACTCGGCCCGTGGACGGCATGCCCGGATACGGCGAGCCTTGGCAGCCTCGCCTATTTCACCTTGGCGATGTCGGGCAAGTACAAGCTCGGCGACCAGGTCGGCGCCGTCGCGCCGTGGGAAGGCGACGCCAAGGGATCGTGGCCGCTGGTCCGCGGGCAGATCGCGCACCCGCCCGGCACCGCCCGCACCGCGACCGGCACCGGTTCCGGGATCCAGCTCGGCGCCGTCCCCGCCGGAAAGCACCTGTACGCCGCGGCTCACATCCTGTCGATCGCGGGCACCGGGTCGCCGTCGATCACGCTCGGCATCGAGTCCGACGCCGACAACACGTTCGCCTCACCGTCCACGGTCGCGACGTTCGCGGCCGCCGATGCGCTCGGCGGGCAGATCGTCCGCGCACCGGGCCCGGCCGCCGACACCTGGTTCCGTCCGAAGTGGACCGTCACCGGCACCGGTCCGTCGTTCCTGTTCGTCGTTGCCCTCGGCATCGCCTGATTCTGCAAGGAGAAAACCCCATGGCGCACATGGTGCTGCTCGCGTCGTTCCTGTCCCTCAACGGTGGCGACGTGTCCGAACACACGAGCAAGGTCGAACTCTCGACCGAGGTCGCCGACGAGGACGTGACGACCTTCAAGTCGCTCGGCTGGAAAGAAGTCACCGGCGGACTCAAAGAAGGATCGCTCGGCGCGACGTTCAAACAGGACATCGCCGCGGGCAAACTCGACGCGACCATGTGGCCGCTGTTCGGAACCCTGATCCCGTTCGAGGTACGGCTGTCCGACGCGCCGGTCGGCCCGAACAACCCGAAGTACACCGGAACCGTTCTGGTGAAGAAGTGGGCGCCGATCGCCGGGGCGGTCGGATCCGTCGCCGAGGTCGACGTCGAATGGCCGACCTCGGGACAGGTCTCTCGCGCGGTGTCGTAGATGCCGGTCGACCTCGACCTGTCGGGCCCGGAGAAGCGGCTACGCGACATCGCACGGGCCCTGCGCACCGAAGAGGACGGCAAGCAGCTACGGAAGGAACTGGCGCGGAACCTGCGTACCGCGCTGCAACCCGCGCGGCAGCAGGCCCGCGCCGCGATCCGGTCGATGCCCGCGCAGACCAAGCACCCCGGCCGGTCGCTGCGGTCGGCGATCGCCTCGAAAATCCAAGTCGTCGCGAAGATGTCCGGCAAAACAGCCGGCGCCCGCGCCGTCACCAAGACCATCAAGCTCCGGGGCTTCACTCACGCTCCCCGGCGCACGAACTCCGCGGCCGGTTGGTCGCATCCGAACTGGAACCACGGCAGCACGTCCCACCAGGTCGGCAAGCCGGACTGGTTCGACGACGCCATGCGCGGCGCGGCGATGGACGCCCGCCGCCGTGTGGTCGACGCGATGGACGCCACCGCGCGCCGCCTCTCCCGAAAGGTGTGAACCCCATGAAATTCGTCATCGCCTACAGCCCGGACAACGGGCCCGCGCAGCGGTACGACTTCGACGCCGACGACCTGCGGGTCGCCGCGGCCGAGGACCTCGAGCGCCGGTTCGAGGGCAGCCTCGACGAGTTGCAGCAGGCGCTGATGTCCGGATCCGTCCGCGCGAAGCGGGTGGCGCTGTGGCACGTTCTGCGGCAGGAGCACAAGGAACTGCGCTACGACGACGTCGATTTTCGCGCGGGCGAGGTCGAGGTCGTCCTCGGCCGTGAACTGCTCGAGCAGCTGCACCAGGCCGCGCAGACCGCGACCGGTGTCCCGGAGGACAAGCGGCGCGCCGCGGTCGCCGCGCTCGAGGCCCACCTGAACCGGATCCCCGGCGACGGCGAGGAGGGCCAGGACGACGAGGTGCCCGCCCCGACGGGAAAAGCGCCATCGAAGAAAAAGGCCGCAAGTACTGCCTGAAGATCGCCGAGGTACTGCACATCCGCCCGTGGGAACTCGGGCTGTTGACGGTCTCGCAGTTCCACGCAGCGTGTGCGTACATCGATCAAATCATTGAGGCACAACAAAACTGAATAGCGGCAGGGGGTGTCATGGCTTCCGATACGTCCCTGTTGTTCAACATCCTCGGACGTGACGGGGTGTCTTCCGTCTTCCGGGAGATCCGGCGGGAGGCACTCGTCACGGCGGGGGTCATGCGCACCGCGGGCGAGTACACCGCGGGCATGGCGCAGAGCAATGCGCAGAGCATCCTCGGTCTCAGCAAGAACCTGGCGATGTTCGGCGCGGCCGCGTCGGCCTCTGCGTTGGTCGCCGGTGGCGCGCTCGCCGCGGTGCCGTTGGCGTTCGCCGGTATCGGCGCCTTGGTGCTCAAGGAAAACGCCGTGGTCCAACAGGCGTTCTCGTCGCTTGGCTCGCACGTCAAGCAGGAGCTGACCAACCTTGCCGCGCCGCTGGTCCCGTACCTCAAGGGAATCGCCGGTGAACTGCGCGCCACCTTTGACGAACTCGCCCCGTCGATCGGCCACGCGTTCTCGGCCGTCGGCCCGTACATGGCCACCCTCACAGACGGGATCACAGGTCTTGCGTCGCAGGCCATGCCGGGGTTGCTGACCGCGATCACCGCGGCCGGACCGGTGTTCGACGGGTTGGCGAACTTCCTGACCTCGCTGGGATATGGGGTCGGTCAGTTCATGGCGAACCTGTCGACCGCGTCCGCGGCCGTTGGTCAAGCGTTCTCGGCGCTCGGCCCGTTCCTGGGCGATCTGCTCGCCACGGTCGGCGCCGTGCTCGCCACGCTCGCCGAGGCGGGCGGCCCGATCCTCGCCGCCCTCCTGCCGATCATCGGGTCGATTGTGGACGGTTTGGCGTCAGCGCTGATCCCGGTTCTTCAATCCCTGGGCCCGATTTTCGTTCAGGTCGCGACCGCGCTCGGTCCGCTCGCCGACGCGCTGATCGGCGCGTTCGCCGCGGCCGGACCTGCCGTGACCGAGATTTTTTCCCAGCTTGGCGAGGTGCTGACCGGCTCGCTGCTCCCGGCCGCGACGCAGATCCTTCAGGCCGTAACCCCTTTGATACCAGCGTTTTTGTCGCTGCTGTCGCCGATCCTGCCGCTGGTGCCCGCCATCGCCGAGATCGCCGCTCAACTCGCCGGTGCGCTCGCCCCGATCCTGGTGCAGCTGGTACCGATCGTCTCGCAGATCATGGGGCTGATCTCGCAGTTCGCAGCCGACACGCTGCGGCAGCTCGCCGCCGCGATCGTGCCGCTGCTGCCTACCCTGGGGCAGCTCGCCCAGACCTTGGGCTCTGCGATTCTCCAGATCCTTCAAGCGATCTCGCCCGTGCTCGGCGCGCTCATCGGCGCGTTCGTGCAGCTGCTACCACCCCTGGTCCAGCTGCTGCCCCCGATCGCCGAACTGGTCCTCGCGCTCACGCCGGTCATCACGATGGTCGCCGAACTCGCCGCGTTCCTGATCAACTTGCTCGCGCCCGCGCTGACGTTCCTGGTGACCCACATCGTGCAGTTCCACGCGTTCAGCCTCGCGCTGCTCGGCGCTGTCGTGAAATTCGTCGTCGACGTTTTCGGCGGCGCGTGGGAGTGGGTGAAGGGTGCGACGTCTCGCGCCATCGACGGGATCGCCGCGGCCATCTCGTGGTTCGGTTCCCTGCCGGGCAAGATCTCCGGGTGGTTCGGTGAGGTCACCCGGTGGATCCGAACCCGCTGGGATGAAGCAGTGTCCTTTGTGGCCGGTATCCCCGGCCGGATCCTCGACGCGTTGGGCGATCTCGGCGGGCTGCTGGTCCGCGCCGGTCGCGCGATCATCGACGGTTTCCTGCGTGGCCTCAAAAACGCGTGGGGTGCCGTGACCGACTTCGTGGGCGGTATCGGCGATTGGATCGCCGCGCACAAGGGACCGTTGTCCTACGACCGGACACTGCTGGTTCCCGCCGGTGAGGCGATCATGCGCGGCTTTCACGATTCGTTGGTCGAGAACTTCGGTTTGGTGCAGGGGTTCGTGCGCACGATCGGCCCGTCCATCGCCGCCAGTGCGGGCGGGCTCGGCGGAACGCTCGGCGCCGGATACGGCCCGCCCGGTGGCGGACCGCCCGGCGCGGCCGCGGCCGCCGGCGGATCCGGTGGCCGGTCGCTGGTCCATATCGAGAACTACCACCCGCCCGCGAACGCCTCGCCCGGCGAGGTCGCGCGTGATCTCGACTGGTTTTCCAAGAGCGGGGGTTACTGATGGCGGGCGAGTTGGTGACCCTCGACGGACAGGTCGAGTGGCGCGCGACGCTGCTCGGCACCGACACGACGTTCGGTACCACCGGAATCGCGGGATGGTGGGACCTGCCGGGGCAGCGAGGCGGAAACGTCCCGCTCCCCGGCTACCACGGGAGCTACCTCGGTCAGCTGCTCTCCACCGACCGCGAAGTCGTCTGGGAATGGAAGTACCTCGGCGATCATCCCGGACTGCCGGCCGCGCTGGACACGCTGCGGCGGATCACCGCGCCGGGTGAGAACCCGGACAACGAGGCACTGGTGATCCAGCTCGACGGGCGGCCCATGCGGGTCAACGCCCGCGTGAAGCGCCGGGCGATCCCAACTGACCTCATGTACGCGAACGTCGGCTACGTCGCCGGAGCGATCGCGTGGGAGACCAACGACCCGCGGTTGTACGGCATCGCCGAGAAGACCGTCACTACCCGGCTCGCGGTGCCTGCCGCGGGCGGGCTCGACTTCGGTGGGGGCGGGCTCGACTTCCGGGCGGGCGGGCTGGACTTCGGTCCGGGCACGACCGGCGGGCAGGCCACCGCCACCAACGACGGGCACGTCCCCACGTGGCCGGTGCTCGAGGTCACCGGCCCGGTGCCCGGACCACAGATCATCTACAGCGGCCGGACGCTGCTATTCGATCCCGCGTGGACCGTCCTCGCCGGACAGACACTGCGGATCGACACCGCGCCCGGTGCCCGCACCGTCGAGATCAACGGCGTTAGCGTGCGGCAACGGCTGTTCGTCGCGCAGTGGACACCGCTCGAGCCCGGTGTCGCAACCCGGATCCAGTTCACCGGCGGTGCCTACAACCCGGCCGCCGAACTCCGCGCCTACTGGCGCGACGCCTATCAGTAGAAAGGGATCGCACCTGAAGTGCACTTAGTTAGATACCTTATGTAGTGACCCGTCGTAATCCCTATGCCACTGTGACTCTCCATCGGAAAACTCGCAGCTGACCGAAATGTAATGCGAGTTGAGCAGCACGCCTCTATGTGCTCGCACCTCTTTTCGGCGATTGTTTTCGTAGATCTTCTGGTTCCGGTGGACGGGGCTGGGCGGTTCTTTCTCATTCAGATCCTTCGCGGATACGCCATTGACAAACTCGAGTAAGGCGTCTGTAGCAAGGGGTACTACCTCCGGTTCGCTCGTGGGTGCCAGTAGTGGCAACACGACGAGGAGCAGAGTCTTATCCATGAAGCGGGCCGTAATTTTCACATTGTAAACGGGGAGAGAGCCCGCATTGTGGTAGCGGATTGAATACAGCCATACGTCCGGCGGCATGTTGGCCACCCGATCAGATTCCGGCCATACGCCGAACTTGGATGCGTGCTCACGCTGACTCGCTTCCTCGAGCCTTCGGAGCTGCTCAGACTGGTTTCGGTTTGTTGCAATTGTCGCGGTCGCGGCTACAGCTGCGGCGCCCAATGCAAACACGGCAATGATCGCGCTCGCACCGGATGCCCACGCGGAGAACCAATCCGCTTTCTTGTCTTGCAGGATTCCCCATGTCACGACACCGGTGACGAGGAGCACGAGAACCCCCGCGCCTGCGAGTGCGGCGCGCTTCCACCATTGAGTCATAGGCCAACTATCCCCTGCCCACCCAAAAGTGTTACGAGAACGGAGGCCCTACGTGGCTGAGCGTGATAGCTGGGCGACCATGAACGGCGCAACCCGCGTTCTTGACGCTGAGGATTCCCGAGTCGCGTTCGGCGCGCTGTTGCAGCCCGGCGCGACCGCGACTGCGAACAGTGTCGGGATTATCAACGCCGCCGGAACTCCGGGTCAGGTCGCGGCGACGTCGCCGACACCGGACGTCAGCGTGAAGGTGTCCGCGTTCCGCGCCGTGGTCCCGGCGACCCGTGGCATGGGGCCGTACATCGCGACGCTCGACGGCGACAAGACACTCAACGTGCTGGGCACCGACCCTGCGGACCCGTCGAACGCGCGCCGTGACCTGATCATCGCCCGGCAGACCGACACCTACTACGGCGACGGGTCGACCGCGTACACCGTGATGCGGGTCAAGGGAGTCGCGACCGGCAGCCCGACGGATCCCGACCCGACGCAGGGCGGGGTTTACCCGGATTACCTGCTGCTGGCCCGGATCCGGATCGGCGCCGGGGCGACCGCGATCACCGGCGCGATGATCGACGACCTGCGGCCGCCGCGCGTGGTCGCCCTCGGCGGTGTCGTCCCGGTCGCGTCGGTGACCGAACGGAACGCGTTGCCGGCGGTTCCGGGGTTCACGGTGTACCGGCGCGACAAGGGATGGACCGAGGTCTACAACGGCACGTGGCAGTGCCAGGGCACCGTGACCACGGGCGCGCTCGCCGACATCACCCACCCGTTCACCGGGCAGCTCGCGATCCTCACCACCGACAACGTGCTGTACCGGTGGACCGGGTCCGCGTGGGCAGGGACGGTCAGCCTGGTCGACGGCGCGACTCCGCGCGGCATCATCGCGTTCGGTGTCCACGTGGGATCGGGCACCATCACCACGACCGACGCGCTACAGACCGAGAGGGCAACGGGCAACGTGGTGAACGGCCGGTCTTACAGGATCACGCATGTGCGGAGTGAGGCGGGCGCCTCGAACATCCTGACGTTGGGCTACCGGTTCAAGGCAGGCGCCACGATCGATTTTGCGGGCAGCACGGTGTTCGAGTTCCACACCGACGCGCCGCCCGGCAGCTACCGCACCACGACGCGCGAGTCGTATTGGCGGGCGCCGTTCACCGGGCAAGTCACGTTCGGGGTGTCCGCGCGGGTCAACTCGGGAGTTGCGACCATCGACGAGTTTCGCGCGCGGCAGCTGATGATCGAGGACACGGGCCTCTGATGGCGGCACCGATCTACACCTACATGGTGCACGACCTGCTGACCAACGCCCCGCTCGCCGAACTGCCTTTGTCCGGGGTCGAGTATTCCAAGCGGCTCAACGACTCCGGGGCCGCGCGCGGGTCGTTCGCCGTCGAGTCGCGTACCAACCGGTTCCGGAAGGTGCGCGACCCGTACGACCTCACGATGCCCGGCCGCCGGTGCCTGTACATCTACCGCGACGACAAGCCGATGTGGGGCGGCATCATCTGGACCCGCCGCTACTCCTCGAGTTCGCGCACGGTGGAGATCGGCGCGGGGGACTGGTGGAGCTACTTCGATCACCGGAAAGTTTTGCCAATCCTGAGTTTCCCGGTGGCACCCGCCTACGACATCGCCGAGGCGCGCGTCACCTACACCGGCGATCAGAACCAGATCGCCCGCGCGCTGGTCAACCTCGCGCAGTCGCACGCCGGTGGGAACCTCGGCATCATCGGCGACACGTCGCTCTCGGAGATCAACCGTGTGCGGCAGTACGCCGGGTACGAACTGCCCTGGACGGGTGAGGCGCTGCGGCAGCTCGCCGGGGTCGAGGGCGGATCCGACATGATGTTCGACACCGGCGGGCCCGACGCGAACGGCAGGCCCACCCGGCTGTTTCGGCAGGGTGAGCCGTGGCTCGGTCAGCAAGGCTCGCCGTGGGTGTTCGAGTTCGGCGCGAACCTCCTGAGCTACACATGGCCGTCGGACGCGACCCGGTACGCGTCCCGCGGTTTCGTCACCGGCGAGGGATCCAACGACGGAACCCTGATCGCCGTCGCCGAGGATCCCAGCCGCTACGCCGGCGGTTTCCCGCTCATCGAGTCCGAGACCGCCTACACCACCGTGTCGAACGTCGACACGTTGCAAGAGCACGCCGACGCCGATCTGTTCGCGTCGCGTCTCCCGGTGGTTCTGCCGGAACTCGAGGTCCGCGGCGACCGGTCGCCGATCGTCGGCGAATGGGGACTCGGCGACGACGCGCACGTGCTCATTGAGGACGACTTCGTGCCGATCGGGATCGACACCAGTCTGCGGATCATCGGCATGTCCATCTCGCCCGGCGAGGACCGGGAATCCGTCCGGATCACCTGCGGCCCGCTGCTCGACGACGTCGCCTGAACGAAGGGAATCACGGTGGGGCAGCTCAACCAACCATCCAACCTGGTCGACCGGGTATCCAAAGTCGAACGCGCGCTCGAGGCGTTCCGCAAGCTGTCCGGCCTCACCTCGGCGATCATCCGCCGAGGCGGTATCACGCTGCTCGACGATTCGTTCCTCAAGGTCGTTGACGACCAGGGAACGCAGATCCTCTACATCGGACCGAACAGCGAGGGCAAGCAGGTTGTATCGCTCGCTCGTGAGAACGGATCGGTAGTCCTTCAATCGAGCTACTTCGCCGGGCAACCGTTCTTCGCTATGCGAGACCAGCACAACGTGATCTTGTTCTCTGACAACGCTGCGGGATCGGGCGGGATGGCGCGCCCGTGGCTGCCCATCCCGATGTATCCACGGTTCGTCACGCACGACGAGGGTGCTGTCGATCCCGGACTCGGATACACCTACAGCAGCATGTGGATAGACAACGGCGCCATCGCAACCGAACAGGTTCTGTGGCGCGGCAGTGCGTCCGTGCTGCACAAGTTCGTGCAAGTCACTGGAGGATGGGGCCGCGCCGCGGGGTCGTCCCACGTTCCGCGCTACCGGCTCAAGTTCAACGGCACGACCGTTGGGACATGGACAGCAACGGACAGCATCGGTGCGACCGTGGGCCCGTACGACATCTCGGCATTCCTCGATCAGAACAACGTCGCCGTAGAACTTACGTGCTCTCTCGACACCGGCGGTACGGGTGGCACGCTCTGTCAGATCGACAGTGTCTACATGAGACAGTAAGGAGGGTGGGCCATGCTCCCCGAACCCGGAAACATTGTTACGTGGCAATACGTTCGGGAGGAGCTAGCCGCCCTGCGTACTGACTTGCACGGTGAACTCGGCGGTGTCCGGACCGACCTCGCCGACCTCGCCCGCGATCTCCGTGCGCACATGATGCAGCAGGGCCCGGAGATCGCCGTAATCAAACGACGGCTCGACGAGGTCGAACGCGACGTCGCCGAACTGCAAACGTCCAAAAAGGACACGTGGAAGTACTGGGGATCCCTCGCCCTGATGGCGCTTGGCGTCGTCCTGTCGTGGGTGTTCACCCTGATAGGAAAGTGAGGCACCATGGGGAAACCCTGGTATGTAGCGAACTCGCTCGACATCCTGCTCGGTCAAGTCAACGCGCTCGCGCCGGACCGGTCCCGCGTGTCCGACGGATCGATCGGCGACGCCGATCACTCGGCCCGGCTCTCGGACCACAACCCGAACGACTACCGCAACGGCGCTGGTCGGTACCAGGTGTGCGCGCGGGACTTCACCCACGACCCCGGCGACCTTGACGGGCAGTGGCTCGCCGACCGGCTCACCGGCCGCGGCGACGCGCGGCTCAAGTACGTGATCTGGAACCGGCGCATCTGGACACCCGGCATCGGGTGGAAGTCCTACAACGGGCAGAACCTGCACACGCACCACGTGCACGTGTCCGTGCTCGCAGGTGCACGCAGCGACTCCACCGCGCTGTGGAACCTCGGCGCCGCCGGCGCCCCGAACCCGCCCAACCCGCCCCGGCCCGCCGGGCGAATCCTGATGACGGAGGACAACATGGCAACTCTTCCCGCTGCGATGGGCGAGGGCGAGGAGGTTCTCGCCGTCCCGCCGGACGCCGACGTGAAAATCATCCTCGCGTCCAAGTCCGTGATCCATGGCGGTCACGTCTACAACTGGTCCCCGACCCCCGGTCAGGGCACCGGCGGCGACCCGGTTCGGTGGCGTACCGAGATCCAGGAAGGTGAGGCGATCCCGATCCCTCGAGGGACGTCCAAGGTCCACATCTTCTACAGCTGCGCCTCGCCCATCTCTGTGTTCATCCAGGCGATCGCGTGACCGCGCAGCACAGCGGCCCGGTCGACGAACCCGGCTTCGGCGCCCGGCTCGCCGCGACCGCTCGCCGGTTCTGGAAACTGCTCGGCGCCGTCGCCGGTGGCGCGACCGGGGTCGGGGTCGCTTCCGTCCTCGACGCCGTCGGGGTCGACGTCGGCCCGTCCGGCGCGGCCGGTATCGCCCTGGTCCTCGCCGCCATTGGAACGTGGCGGGCACCGCGGAACAGCACCGACCTCGCCGAGTGGCTCGGCGAGCTGCAAGCCCACGTGGCCGCGCAGGGCGGCGATCCCGCCCGCCCGCGGCCCGAACCGCCGCCCCGTACCTGACCCGCCCTCGGCCGCCGGCGGTTTGCATCACTCGAACACGTGTTCTACCGTCCACAGTGGGCGCGGCCCGGCGCCCGGCACGAGAACAGCGAGGCCCACACCATGCCGACCCAACGCGAGGAACGCGACCGGCTGACCCTCAAGCGCATCGGGGAACTCGCCGACGAGTGGCGCGCCGTCGCCCGCGGCTTGCCGGTGTGGCGCCGCGACGACACGGCCGAGGGCGGCGAGCCCGGCGACATCGTGTTCCGCTCCACCGACTTCAACGCCCCTTGCATCACCGTTCACGGCATGTGGGCGCCGAACATCGCGCGGTACCTCGAAGCGGTCGACATGTACGCCGCAGTGTCGCTCGCCGAACTGCTGTGGAGGATCGGCGGGCACGGTGGCCGCGACGACATCACGCAGCAAACGGTGCACCTGCTGCAAACTCTCGGCCTCGAACAGCACGAGGTACGACACCGGCGCAGCCGCTAGGCGCACCCGCCGGCCGCGTCGCACTCCGGTACCGGCTTCCCGCACTCGCAGCGCAAGTCGGACAGGTCGACGGGCTGCTGCGGCAGCTGCGGCTCTTGCTGGTCCTTGTCGCCGCTCATTCTTCCTCTGCCTCCGGTTCGGGGGCCTGCTCACTGCTTTTCTTGGCGGCTTCCTCACGGGCCGCGATGGCCGCTTCCGACCAGAACTCGTTAAACGCCAAGAGCCCACTCCATTCCGTTCTTCGGATAAAGGTTGCCGGGGGCGGGGCATCCCGTGTGAACCCCGCCCCCGGCGCTTGCCCGCACCGGCTCCAAACCCCTTCGGAAACTTCCGGTGCGGGCCCGCCCGTCGGATCACCCCTGAAACGACGGGAGGTGTGGAACCTGGTCAGCGCGCAGGGGAAAGAGCGACGCTGACCAGGCGGCCCGACGCCACGCGGGTAAGAGGGGGCCCGGCGCCGGGAGTCTTGGTGAGGGTCATCCGGCGGACGGCTTGCCGTTCGCCGGGCGGGCGAGCAGCACGCGACCGTTGTGGATCCGTATATCGCCGTCGTCGAGGCCGCGGTACAGGTAGCCGCGATCGGTGAACTCCGGCGAGTTGATCCCGCCCTTGCTGACGAGGATCTGCGCCTCGCCGGCCCCGGTGCCCAGTCCCGTCACCCACACCCGGTTGGCGGCGACCTCGGCGAGGAAGTGCTCATAGCTGCCCACCTCAAACGCCGCGGTCACGACAGATCGCCTTGGATCGCCCTCGGGTCGTGCAGGACGTCGACGGGCATGGCCATCGTGCCGTCAAGCTCGGCCGCCCGGTACATCAACGACGCACCGACCCGGACCAGGTCAGCACCGACCTGACGCAGAGCCGCGGCATACTCCGCGTCGTCCGGCTGCGTCGAGAGCAGCGCGATGGTGACGCGCCCGATCTCCGTATTGACGCGCGCCATCCCGGCGAGCAGCTTCCGGTCACGTGCGTCCAC